AGCAGATTGGAAAGATGTAGATGCTTTTTCTAAACTTATTAATACACTTGGTAATATAACGAAAAATATAGATGATCTTTCTAATCCTCAAAAAGTCGAAATATATGTAGATCCACAAGAAGAAACACCTGTTAATACAGAACAACCTCAAAGTATTACCAATATACAAAATAATTATATTGCTAATCCTGCTACAATGATAGAAGCTCTAAGATCTATAGAAAATAAAGAACAATAAGAAATAGAGAATAATTTTGATAGATGAAAATTATGTAGATGATTCTCCAAAAATAGAATATGAACCATTACCAGTTAGTTTTAATGGTATTGAGGGATTGAAACCCCGTGGTACAACTATTGAGTATACTAAAGAAATGCTCAGTGAATGGTATAAATGTTATCAAGATCCGTTGTATTTCATTTCTAATTATTATTATATTGTTACTTTAGATAATGGTCTTGAGAAAATTAAGTTATGGGATTTTCAAGTAGATTTTATTAGGCATCTTCATGATAATCGATTTAGTATTATACTTGCATCTAGACAGGTTGGTAAATCGATTATTACAATCGGATATATTTTATGGTATATATTATTTAGAAATCATAAAGAAATAGCAGTACTTAGTAAAACAGCCAATGCTGCTTCTGAGATCATGGGTAAACTTCAGAGAGCATATATACAAGTACCACAATGGTTATCACAAAATATTGTTGGGTGGGCTGGAACAAGTATATCACTTGAAAACGGTTGTCATGTATCTTCTCAAGCAACTACTGAAAATGCTGGTAGATCTGCTTCAGCTAATATATTATTTCTTGATGAGTTTGCTTTCGTACCTACTAATATTGCTAATAAATTTTATCGTTCTGCTTATCCAGTAATATCCAACTCAAAAACTTCTAAAGTTATTATTTGTTCTACTCCTAATGGACATAATCACTTTTATATTTTATATGATAAAGCTGAAAAGAATGAAAATTTCTTTAAAGTATATAAAATATATTGGGATCAAGTTCCAGGTAGAGATGAAGTATGGAAACAAATGACTATAGCAAATCTTGATTTAGAAGGTAAAGGTGGTGGAGAAGCTGCTTTTGCTCAAGAATATGAATTAAAATTTGAAAATGCATCTTCAAAGACTCTTATCAGTGCTTCTGCTCAAAGATTTATAGCAGACTTTATATCAAGAAATTCTGTAGAATTATCAATAGATAAACTTGTTGATGATCTTCCTGGTCTGAAAATATATGAGAAACCTCAAAGAACAGAATCATTTAATCTTAATTATTTCTTATCTGCAGATGTAGGAGCTGGTGTTGGTGGAGACTTCTCTTCATTTGTTATAATAAAAGTAGAAAATAAACAATATAAACATGTAGCTACTTATAATAATAATATGATAATTCCTATAGCATTTGCTGAAGTAATTAATAAGGTATCAAAATATTATAATAATGCTCAAATACTTGTAGAAAATAATGGCCCAGGTGGGTCTTGTGCAGATTATCTTTGGTATACTCTTGAAAGTGATAATATGATAAATCTTGATAAAAACGCTAATGGGTGTAAAACCACTAAACCACTTCGAGATAAAGGTATTACTAAACTTAAAGAATATCTTGAATATCATGTAATGGAATTAAATGATATAGAAATACTTCAACAAATAGAAAAATTTGTTCTTAATCAAAAAAATGGTAAATTTGAAGCAGAAAAAGGATATCATGATGATTTAGTTATGTGTTTAATTCAATTTTGCTATTTTACAATGGATTCTTCATTTGAAAGTTATCTTAATTATGAATCAAATATATCTAGTATGATTAAAGAAAGGGTTGTTGAAGATAATCCTTATTTAATAGATTATGATAAAATTATGGGGCAATCTGGGGCGGTAACAATAGTGTCTAATGATATGCTAGGAACTTTTAAGTAAAACAAAGAATAGATTAAATAGACTCTCTTTGTTATAGGGAGTGTATTTTTATGTTTGGTTTTCAATTTTTATAAATAATTGAAAACAATTTTATATGCTTGCTTAAGAATGAAAGGAATTATATATAATGGCTAAACCTCTATATCCGACTGTTGCTTTCAGTGAAACTGATCTTACTGCAGTCGTCAGATCACAATCATCTTCTATAGGTGCTATGTGTGGTAGATTTCAAAAAGGCCCTGTCGGAAAACCAATTATGGTATCTGATAAGAATGATTTATTAAAATATTTTGGTACTCCAGTTAAAGATGGTAATGGTACTGCTTTTGATAATTTACAAGATTGGTATAATGCTTATAATTATCTTGGTTATACTTCTGGATTATATGTTTGTCGTGTAGAGTCAACAGATTCTACTAATGCTTGTAAGAATTTTAATGCAACTGCATCAGATTTTGATTCTGCTCCATATGTACCAGATGGTACAGATATGGAAAATTATTATTCAACAATGACTGGTACAGCACTTGCTGGTATTAATTTTGTTGCTAAGAATCCTGGTACTTGGGGAAATAATATATCTGTAAAATTTGCTACAGAATCAGATCTCCGATTTGGTCTTGGTACTTCTGGAGATACTTATTACTATGATAACCAAGTTACCTTAACTCTTGGAACTGCTATTAGTACTCTTGTAGCAATGGGAACTTCTGCTACATATGTTACTTCTGATTCTGGTGCTTCAGGTTTAGTAACTGCTGTAGCTTCTTCTGGTTTATCACTTACTATTGCTTATAATGATACTGCTTTCTTAGCAACTGATTCGATTAATGTTGGCCAGACTTATTCTGCTTCTGGTGCACAAACTATAACTGGAACTACAGCTGTAACAGTAAATGGATATTATACATTTATGCAGAATTTTGATGAAAAACTTCAAGAAAATGAAATAGCTATTACAGTATTATATAATGATGCTGTTGTAGAAAATCATATTGTTTCTACTACTGTAACTGCTAAAAATAACTATAATCAAGCAATGTATATTGATTATTGGTTAGAACAAAATTCTCAATATATATCTGCATATTATAATACTGAAACCACAGTAAATCTTGCTTCTCAAGCAAATACTGCTGTAGATCTTACTGGCGGAACTTTAGCTGCTCAATCAGCTATAACATCAGCTCTTGTTAATGCCGCTATGGATGCTCAATATTTACCTAAAGATAAGTATGGTATAAATCTTTTATTCGATGGTAGTTTTACAAATTCTACTGTACAGAATAATATAGTTTCTATATGTGAATCCAGAAAAGATTGTTTTGGTATTTTATCAGTTGGAGTTACAATGCCAGTTACTACTGAAGCTGCTGCTATTGATACTGCTTCAACTGGTCTTATTGCTAGACGTGAAGCTATAACTACTTCTACTTATGCCGCCTTCTATGGAAACTTTAAATATCAATATGATATGTATAGTGGTAGAACTTTTAAATGTTCTGTATCTGGTGATATAGCTGGAATATATTCTCGTAATGATTTACTATCTAATCCTTGGTGGGCTCCTGCTGGATATAATCGAGGATCTCTTAATAATGTAGTAAAGCTTGGTATGGTATTTTCAAAGACAAATCAAGGAACTTTACATTCAAAACAAATCAATATCATTAATTTTAATAAAAGAGAAGGCGGATATTATATTATGTCTCAAAAGACATGTACTGGACGTCCTTCTGCTTTCGGAGATATTAATGTAAGAAGATTATTTACTTATTGTGAAAATGCTATTGTAAATACTGGTAAAGTATTCCAATGGGAATTTAATGATGAAATTACTCGTTCTAATTTCTCTGCAATTGTGAATAATTTTCTTAATACAGTAAAATCAAGAAGAGGTTGTTATGATTTTAAAGTAGTTTGTGATGAAACAAATAATACAGCTGATATTATTGATGATAATCAATTAATCATGGATGTCTATATGAAACCAAGTAAAGCTATTGCTTGGATTACAGCTAGATTCACTGCTACTAGAACTGATGCCGATTTTGATGAATTAGTATCATAAAATTAAAAATAAAATAGACTCTTTTTATCGAGAGTCTATTTTTATGTTTAGTTTCAATTCTTTTATAAATAGTTAAAAACATTCTAATAGAAAGGAAATTATATAATGGCAGTTCCTCTATATCCAGGAATAACAGTAACAGAAGTAGATCTCTCTACTACTATAGATCAAGCTTTAAGTTCTATTCCTGCTTTTGTTATTAGAGCACAGAAAGGACCTATAGAAAAACCTGTTCTTATTACCAATGAACAAGAACTTCGAGATATTTTTGGAGATCCCTTTAACGGTGAATTGGCAACAGATGTAACTTTTAATAATCTTAAAGATTGGTTTTCAGTACAAAATCATTTATCTTACTCTAATGGTGCTTATGTTTGTAGAGTTGAAATAGATTCAGCCGATCAAGCATATAATGCAGCTCTTGAATCAAGTGGTTCAGCTGTAGATAATACAACTAATTTGGGTATTACAGTAAAAGATGGTACTGATTATGATTCAGTAACAGGATTTACTGCTGATAATATTGGTTTCTTTGCAAAGAACCCAGGTTATTGGGGTAATTCTATATCTGTAGCAATGTATGTTACTGATGCTACAGATACTGCTGCGAATGGTGGCGGATCTAGTTC